GCATCATGGGGAAGCGCAATAGGCACATCCCGAGTTTCTTGGTTCAGCAAATAATGCACATATTCGTCTGGTGTTTCACCATTGGGAATTGTAATTTGCTTGTGCAAATAGATAATTTCTTCCACCGGATTGCGGTAAAAGAAAGAAATTACTGTCGGGTCATTCTTAATGCCCAAGTCAAAACTAATAAGCCGTTCTAGCTTTTCATTGTTCTTTAGGTCAATGTCTTCAGACTTGTAAGTAGGCCATTCCAAAAGCGGAAAGACCACACCTTTACCCACAAGCGGTATGCCATTGATACGGCAGTCTCGCTCCCAAGGCATAAAGTCTCGAGCTAATTGTTCACGCTCTTTCTTAGGGAAAAATGATTCCCCCCTTCGCCCTTTTCACATACCCCCCTGGGCATCTCAATCTCCCCTGCTGCCTGGGGGGGGTAGCACTGGGAATTGTCCCAAGAGGGGGGGCCCACTCCCCCATTCCCAAATTTTTTCTAAAACTTTTTGCTGTGGTAACAAAACAACATCCCTATATTGAGATACTGTGTTACTTGGGTTACTTGTGTGGGTGTTAACTGTGGACGAACTATGGCATCCACTGTTTTTTCTTTGTTTAAAGAAAGTAGCACCTTGTTTATCTAACCTACTATTGCTAGCTCTACCTGTGTAGCCCCGTTCATTGCTTACTAGAGAACTCGATAGATTCGGTACGTTTATCTGGGTTGGTAAGCTACCTGCCTTCCCAAGGGCTGGATGATGGCCCCGTATTCATTCTAGTAGGGTTTTCCCTATTGACAAGAGAATATCCTGTGGATAACTCTGTATAACGAATCCTGTATAAAAATTTTTCTTTAAAACTTTTTCTGGATACAATTTGCCTGTTGGAGCGTTAAGCCAGCAATCAAGGATGTTGATGTGTACATTTTTCTGGCTTTCCTGTACACATACATACGGATATGTTTAAAAAGCATATGTTTATGTACACAAAGACCAAATTGAGCTTCAACACTTAACATAGGAATTGATATGGCAAAGTATAGAAAAAAACCCGTAGTCATTGAAGCCACTCAATGGTTCAAACATGGCGACCATCCTGTTGTTTGGAAATGCCACGAGCCACATCTTGGTGTTATACATACACTAGAAGGCGACCATACAGTCACACCTGGCGATTACATTATTACTGGTGTAAAGGGTGAACATTACCCATGCAAGCCTGACATTTTTGAGATGACCTATGAGGCTGCATAATGGAATGGACATTGGCACACCCACTGCATGATGTGGATGATATTGTGGACATGGCAGACTCAGTCTTTGGGTCTGAAGCTGATGGCATATTGACTAGGGACAAAGCAGTGTTCCGCAAGCACGTTACTGTGGCCACTACAGTCCAAGTGTTTGACAAGAGCAAAGAGTTTATTGCTGTCTGCCGTGGGGACAAGCTTGTTAAAACCTTTATAGGTGACGCTGCTGAAAATGCCCTTCTTGGGTACTGTTGGTTTGATAGGGGTGGGTATACCACCTATGCCAATGAAGAAATCTCTAATGCCAAATTCCACCATGTTGACCTACAATTAAGCCCTCGCTTGCGTGTCAGGTTAATTAATGAGATGATTGACCAACATATACTGTGGGCACACCGATGGGGTATACCCGTGGTATGTTCTACTTCTATTCGTACCGAACATGATGGGTTTATGAAAATCCACAAAAAACGTGGGTTCACTGTGAATGGCTCATATGCTTGGATTAGAACTGAAAAGGGTATGCAATGTTTGACGAAATAAGACCTGAAGGCTCAACTGTTAATTCTGAAGAAGATAAACAGAAAGCCCGTGATTACGCCAAAGTTAGACGAGCGCAGAAAAAAGCCATGAAACTAGCCACTGGTCAAATTGAACCTAAAGCCATTGAGACTGTCCCTGTGGTGGATGAGTTTGACATGACCAACTTTACGCCTCGGTCACAAAAGGCAACGGGTGGTCGCCCAAAATCTATAGTTAACAAGGTTACCGAATATGGTGCTTTGTTCAACAAGCTAAATGACGAGCGTACCTCTCGTGGACTGCCACCCCTTAAAACTGCCATGGAAGTCTTGATTGATGCCATGCAGTCTGATGAACTAGATATCAAGGACAAAGCCAAAATTGCTGACAAACTGGCTCCTTTTGAATCCTCTCGTGCCCCTATCATTTCTGTAGAACACATCCAAAATGTGACTAGGGAAGATGAGGGGGATGCGGATGATGCGTTAAATGAGTTTATGGAATCTCTGAGAAAGGTGTAATATATGCATACTTTTATGAAAGGCTCGATATGAGTGGATATACCTCTGGCAATAACGCCCCTACATTGATGGCTCAAGCCCCCAATCGTAAAGGCAATGTCTCTAAGCACGTACCAGGCATGGCAGGTCCTTTGGGCGCAACTGCCGTTGTTGGTGGTAGCGGTGGCACTAATTACAGTGGCCCTAACCAAGGCGCACCTAAAACTGGTGGATCTGCAACTTCAGGTCGTGGTCAAAAGGTTATGACTTCTATGCCAAAACCATACGACACTTGCGCTACCAATACTGGTTATCTCAAAAACTCTTCTTACACAAAGTGAGATTATTATGTCCTATGGAACAGTAATTAATGGTGGCGCACAAATGCGTAAAGGTGTTACTAAAAACATTAACGACAAACTGTCTACACGTTTTGCTGAAGATGATCGCAGAGCAACAGTTGCAGGTGCAGTTAACAGTGCTTACAAAGTGAACACGATTTCATCTCAGCACACTAACAACACCAAAGGCGGTAGCTTTACCAAGCCTAGCAATCGCAGCAAAGACTACGCAGCTTAAGGACTATTATGATCATTGAAGATTTTGTTCGTGACGAAGCCAACGAGATTTATGCCGTTGTTGCTGGTGAAAAGATTCATCTGACTGCTGAGTATGTGATAGCTCACAAGCCTCAGATCGGTGATACCTTGGTTGAAGAAACTGTAGAAGAAGCTAAAACTGAATAAGGAAATGTATGGCAACGTATGATATTGCATCGCTGAAGGAAGACCTTCCAACAGCTAAAGAACTAGCTCAGTTTGTTTACGACAAAGTAAACATTTCATTGGACCTTATTGGTAAACCAAAAGAGGAACAATACACTGTTGCTAAAAATGCTCTTGAGGGTAAAAAAATTCCTTCAGAGTATTTGACAGACGATAACCCGTGGGTGGATAAAAAGGATATTATTCCTGAAGATCCATTACGGGTTTTGCCAAAACGTAATCCTGATTTGCCAGACCCTGAGGCACAGGTGCATTACTTTGGCGCAACCAATATGCCTCACCCATTAGACCCACAGTCTGATAAAAAGGTATATATTGATTTTCGCAAATACGAAAACGGCTTGATCACATACCAGATTACTGGTCCTGTAGAACAAATTCCTGTTGGTGAAAAAACTAACAAGTATGGCCAAAAAGTTCCTGAAAAATATTCATGGATTGATCCCCGTACTGAAGAACGTATTTTGCGTAATCCTGATGGCACTTACACCAAAGAAGGTCGTGGCGTACACACATTCTTAATCGGTGAAAAAGGCGGTGGGGTTTGGACTTTGATTGACCGAGACATTGTTAGTATTTCTGCCAAGAACATTGCTGACCCGTGGGCGTAATGGAAGACCCATCCAAAATCTTCCAAAACAGACTGTCATCCCAAGCTGAAGCTTGTGCCCGTAAAACTCTAGAATGGTTGCAAAAAGACCTTCAGGGAACACACAAGCTTGAGCCGGATGAAGTTTACTATCTAGCTTATGCTGCACAAATCTTGTTAAACATACGAGATAACTATGGCAAAAAGTGAAGCCAGTGATTATGTTCTTCCGCTCTACAAAGATAGGGCTATTAAGCATTTGATTAAACTGGCTGGTGGTAAAGAAAAAGTTAAAACGCTAGATTCTGAGCAACTCAAAGCAATGAAAATTGCTAGGGACAAGATTGCTCAAGATATGCAATTCAACTCTTTAAAATGGTTTAGGCCATTTAAGTACCAACAAAAATTCTTTGACCTTGGGGCAAAATTTTCCCGTAGGGGTATGATTGCTGCTAATCGTGCAGGTAAAACAATTGCATCAACCTATGAAACTGCCTACCATTTAACAGGTCGGTATCCTAAAGACTGGAAAGGCGTAACATGGGATAAACCCATTATCGCTATGTGTTCTGGCGAGTCTTGGGAACAGGTTGCCAAAACATTACAGTCTAAGTTGTTAGGTTGTGATGACATTAAGCAAAGTTACAAGTTGGGCACGGGATCTATTCCAAGGGAGTGCATTGATGACAAGTCAATCCGAACAGATGGAGCCAACGTCCTTGCCATTGAAATTTGGCATGAGTCTGGAGGAAAGTCTAAGCTTTACTTCTCCAACTACACCCAACAAGTCCGACATTTGCAAGGTTTTGAACTGGACCTTGTGGTTCTTGATGAGCAACCACCAGATGAGACTTTCTCAGAACTTGTTGTTCGTACAGCGTCCCGAAACGGGCAGGTTATCTGTTCGTTCACTCCACTTAAAGGTCTATCGGGTTTAGTTCGTAAGTTCTGGGATCAGATAGATGGGTATGCCCATGTGCGGGTAACTTGGGATGACATCCCATACCAAAACGAATGGGGTGAATCATTTTTCCCTAAAAAAGAACGGGAACAATTAGCTAGAGACTTTATGCCTTGGGAGCGGGATTGTCGTATTAATGGCATTCCCTTGGTTGGCAAAGGCGTGGTATTTCCATTGCTTGAATGGCCTACTTACAATGCTCAAGACATTGAACTTAGGGCTAATGAAAAGCTTGAAAGGCTTATTAGCTTTGACTTGGGCATCAAAAATGACCCGACTGTTATTTCTTTCTTTTTCCGCAATCCAGTGGAAGAGATCATTTATTTGCACAAACAGATTACTATTCCAAGCGGGGAAACACCCGATGAATACGTCCATTACCTGCTAGACAGGGAATCTAGGGATGTGCCAATTGCCCTACCCCATGATGCAGGGCTTGCAGGTAGGTACACTTTGACCGAACAATCTGTCAGAGAAGTCTTTGAAGATTCGTATGGACTAAACTGTATATCTGGTGCTATATTAAACCCACCAAACGATCAAGGTAAGGTAACGAACCATAAAGCATATGGAATCAATATAATGCGGATGGGCATGGAACGTAAATCTTTTATGATTAACGAGTCTTGCAAAGCATTTCTTGATGAAGCTAGGAATTACGCTATTGATGATGCAGGTCGGTTTTCTGATCCAGATGACCACATTGATTCTGCTCGTATTGGCGTTTTAGCTCTGATTCAAGGTCATGGTGAATCTGTGGTAAGTAGGGCAAATAACTTTACTTTTAGGCGAATTGAAATGCCTGAAGGCAAAGTCCAAAGGATTTAAATATGCTAGATAAACAGAATGTAATCGTAGAGAATCTTGCATCCTCTTCTGGTAATCGTGGACTTACCGAACAAGTTTGCCATGAAGTTTATGTAAAGATGGTAGATTACTTAAGACTTACTCAGTCCAAGAATACCTATAACCGCTTTACTGACTATCACTATCTCAATATTCCTGTATCCAATTCTACTGAACCTATTCGTGGTATTGATTACATTCAGCCTATTGTTGCGCCTGGCATTGACTACGCTACTGCCGTTATCACCAAGTGCCTAATGCCCAATGGCAAGATTAACTTTGAGTTTGAACGATTCAGCGAAGCAGATGGCGATCAAGCCCGTCAAGCCACTGAAATGGTCAAATATATGCTTAATAGTAAGAATGATTCTTATCAGGTCATTCGGGATTGGGCGCAAGACTCTTTACTGCACAAAAACGGCATTGTGATGGTTTCTCCTTTGCGTAGTCCTATTACGCAATATAAAGAAGTTGAAGGAACTCGTGATCAACTCCGAGTATTTGAGACTTTGGCAGGTGAAAAAGGTTTAACCGCCAAACGTCAAAATATGCGTAAGGTTGATGTAAACCTTGAAGGCGCAATGCAAGAAGCTATGGCTCCCGATGAGACAGAAGCTGTGCAAGAGCCTACAGATGATGAGATTCAAGAAGCTTTACGCAATAACACTATTTATCGTGCAAAGTACAAGTTAACTGGCTACGAAACAAGCATTCGGGTTAAACACGTTGCCCAACATTACTTTGTTTGCAACCCAACTATCTCAACTATTCAGGATCAAGACTTTGTGGGTTTTTATGACCCAATGACAATCCATGAATGTAAGAGCCAATTCCCATTTGTGGATTTAGAATTGTTGGCTGACCATGCTGCTTATGGTCCTGCGGGTGCGTATCAAGCGGGTGCTTTGGAAAATGACTTAGCCCTTCACGCCCGTGACTCTACCCCAGTGCCAGGTCAAGGCGTTATTGCCTCCCAAGGCGCAGACCGCTATAGCCGAGTCATTATGTTGACCACTGCTTGGATTCGCAGGGACATTGATGGTGACGGGGAAGAAGAGATTGTTGAGTGCTGTTTTTCAGGCTCATACATTCTGTATGCCAAGGAAGTAGACTTTATTCCTTTGGCCAATATGTGCCCCAAACCCATTACAGGTAACTTCTTTGGTTACTCTTTGGGTGAGCGTTTGGTTCCTCTCCAAGAGTATGCAACGGCAATCCGCAGGGCAGAAATGTCTTTTGCCATGCAGTCTTCCACCCCTAGAATTGGTGTAAATCCAGAATTTTTGGATGCCGAAGAAATTCAACGTGGTGTAAGTGCCATGTTTATTTTGGATCGTAAATTTGATCCTACCAAGCACATCTTTGAATTCCAACCTATGCAGGGTAACTTGGCATATGTTGAATCAGCCATGAACCGCTTTGAGTCGGACAAGATGGCCATGATTGGCATGACTAGCCCTAGCGACACCCTCAATCCTGAGGTAATGAAAGACGGAAATTCAGGATTTAAGCTTCAGTTGGCTATGGGTCCCAATCAGTTGATCCAAGATGAAATGGTCAAAAATTGCGCCATTGGTCTGCGAGATGTTATCTACATTACTTGGAAGACTTTAGTTCAATACTCTGACGATTACAACATCCAACAACTAGCTGGCACTTGTCTTAAAGGTGCGCCATTTATGGATGCCATGTCAATTGAAAACTTTGAGTTTATTGATCGCAAAATGATCAATATTGACTTGGCTTTAGGCTTCCTTTCAGAAGAAAACCGCCTGACCCGCCAACAAATGATTCTTCAGGCGCAACAACAGTTTGCCCAAGCAATGATGATGATTCCACCCGAAGTGCCTGAAATGTTTATTAAGGTTCGCAGACCTTTTGAGGATACTTTGCGGGTTTTGGGTGTTAAAGATGTAGATGCTTATTTGCCTACAATGGATGAAGCGGTAAAAATTATTCAAGCTCAATCATCAAAAGGACCTTCTGCTGAACAACAGGAAACCCAATCTAAAGTTGAGTTGAATAAGGCAAAAACACAAGAAAGTGCAACAGTATCTGCTTTGAATATGAAAAAGGCAGAAGATATTGATATGGATAATTACTTTGAAGGTTTGGCAGCCAAGAGGGGTAAACTTACTGCCGTACAAGTAGATTAAGGATTGCAATGAAAAGCTTGGTATCAAATATTCGTGATTACTTTAATCGCAGGACTAAAGTAATTGACACTTACAAGGAGGCTAATGTAAATCGCAAAGCTCTGGTTATAGAAAATGGAGAGAGCGCAAAACGGCTCTTAAGAAATGATGATTTTGCATTGTTATTTAACCTGTATAGGTTTTACTTGCTAGAAATGCTAGAAGAAAGCAAGGACGATGTTAATCGTATTGATAATGCACAGCGTGTTGCCGGAGTCCGAGATTTCATTGAGTTCATAGAAAGAACTGAATATCTCGCTAAGGTAGCTAACAAAAATGTTGAAACTTTAACGAAATAAGGTAATATATGTCAGACGTAATCGCTAATGCGACCGCCACTGAGCAAACTGGTGTGAATCCTGTAGATGCTATTGCAGGGATGATTGCCGCCAATAGGCGTAACACTCCCCCAAACGAAGCAGTTACACCACCAGCAGGACAAGAAGAGGCGCAAGCCAAATCCCCTGAGGCGACTCCTGAAGAGGGGCTCGAACCTGAAGATAGTATTGATGGGACTACAGAAACTGTAGATTCAGAAGATGCGGATGAAGCCACCGATGGTGTAACTGAACCGATTAACTTCTTAGAATTTGCGGAGCAGAATCCTGACATGATGTGGAGAATTCCCAATAAAGATGCCGATGGCGGTTTTATTGAGATTCCTGTATCTAAGGCGGCTGCTATCCTTGGTCAAGGAAGTGCTATCCATGAGAATGCTCGTAAGCTTAAAGCCGAAAAAGCAGATTTTGAAGAATACGAAAGTAAGCGCAGGTCTGAACTAGATGGTTTGCAGATAGGGTTGGAATTAACTTTGGTTCCTCAGTTGCAATCAGCAGCTGATGAATTGGTAAAAATTCAACAATATAACCAGCAATGGAAGCAAATCTACGACAACGCCACAGATGAAGTTAGACGAAGTGAAGCTGAAGCAGCAATGCGTCAGAACAACGAGTTAATTCAGGAAAAGTCACAGTTTATTCAGGCGAATCGACCTAAAGTTGAACAGTTTTTTAATCATCGGAGTGAGGTTGTAAAGCAACAGCTTGAACAAGCTCGACAAAGCTTCAGTGATAAAGAATTGGCCAACAAGGCAGTATTTTCCGAGTTACGGGAAAAATTGTCTAAAGATTGGAAAGGTGCAAATGGATCGTTTGTCCCTGGTGTCCAAAACATTGATTTGGTATCTAGTGATGAATATCTATTGGGACTTGTAAGGGATGGTATGAAATTCCGAGAAGGTCCTAAAGTGAAGAATGCAGGAGGTTCATTGGCAGCAGCTAGTAAACCAATGGCAAGAGGCAAAACAGCACCTGAAGATAAGACAGTCGAACTTCAAAGGAAAGCGCAAAGCGGTGATAAGGGTGCGGCTCGTGACCTTTTAGCAACTATGCTTGCGTCAAATAGACGTAGGCGTTAATTCAGGAGAATTACTATGGCAACGATTACATCTACCTCTTTAGGTAATGGTAATGGCGCATACGCAACCGACATCGTGGTTAAAGACCTCGACATGACTGTTTCTAACTATGTTAAAGATCGTACACCGATTACTAACATGGCTATGAGCAAAAAACGCAAAATCAATTCGACTTTGCACATTTGGCCTAACGACTATTTCCGCACACCCGCATTGAACGCTAAATTGGAAGGTGCTGCCGTTGACGCAACTGCTGCCGCTTCTAACACACGTTCTAACTTGGGCAACTACACACAAATCTTTACGACTGTGATTGGTGCTACAGGTACTGCTCGTGCCGTGGAACAAGCTGGTGGCGACCCACAAGCATATCAAGAAGTCAAGCAATTGACTGAGATCATGTTTGACGTTGAGTTGCAAATGGTTCGTGCTGATGGTGCTTCCATCAAGTACTCAGGCCAAGCTGCTACTCAAGGCGCATCTCCCAACAATGGCCGTCGTTTTGGTTCTTTGTATTCTTTTGCTGGCACACGTTCAGGCAACCCAACTTCTGGTACTGCCGTTTTGAACTTGGCTGCTTCTGATAGCAATGACACAACTTCTGCCACTTCTACCAACACTCCTTTCAATGGCGTGTTGAGTAACTCTGGTTTGGGTTATTTCAGCTTCTCTACAGGTCAAACTCTGCAAGCTTTCAGCCCTGTGCTGTACAAGCAGTTGGTTACCACCGCTGAACAACGCTTTAATGCAAAGATTACCAACATGGTAGTCCCAACATCATTGCGTACATCTATCTCTGACAACATTCCTCAGAGCCGTTCTATCAACCGATTCAACCCTGCTGACAAGGGTGACACAATTGGTACATACGAAGGTGACTTCAACTACACCTACCAGATCGATGACTCATGGGTCATGGATCAAACTGGTGCAGACAACACTTCCATCTTGTTCCTGAACCCTGACGTTGTTCAGTGGGGTTCTTTGCGTGAACTTGGTCCTAACAACGAAGTGTTCTCTAACGCTGATGCCTCTTTGGATCAGTACATCATGGAAGGCACATTGATTGTGCGTAATCCTGCTGGTGTTGCTGTTCTGGCTGGCATGACAACAGGTGCTGTGGTGACTACACCTCGTGCATCTGCACAAGTACAGCGTTACTTGGCCTAACCTTAGGGTTTCTGAAGAGGGTCCTAACGGGCCTTCTTTGGAAAATCATGGAGCATGGCATGGAATTGAATCTCAACAACGAAGAAGCCAAAGTCAACGAAGACTACTATACAGGTGGTGTTCTTGCAGGTGGTTTGGAAGGTGCGTTAATTAAAAACGACAAAATGTTCAACGAGGTTAAATCGGGAACATGGTCGCAGACATTTAGCACACCCAACATGAACTATAAAGTTGGGGCTATTGATGGTGAGCGTTATGTTCAGTATGAGCAAAAAAACGTGGAATCTGTCAGGGAATATTGCAAAGAGCGCAGAGAGTTTTATAAGATGATGGGCACAACAGATAACCCAATATTTGCGGGTACTTTTGAGGCTATGAATCTACCAAAATGCTTTGCCCATGAAATAAGTGGCAAGTGGTTTAACAACCGCCCTTGGGATTTGATTAAACAAGACAAAAAGGACAAAATCCTTTTTTATGCAATTGTGAACCAGTTTTACAGTGATTTTGTTTGCCACCCTAGCGGAAAAATTCCACTGCCTTATAATCCAATTGTCCCGACCAAATAAGGATGTCTTATGGCTCTTTTCATCCAATCCGGTAACGCTCTAGTTAGCCGAGTAGCGCAATGGGTGGGAGCCATTCCAACCACAACAGGCATTAATGCCACTGCATTTAATACAACGACAAATGTTATTACAACATCTGCATCTGCTGTTGGTATTGTCATGGTTGGGGACTTTATTGGTACAAGCGTTTTAAAAGCTTATACAACTGTTTTAGATGTAACAAGCACAACTATTACAGTAAGCGACATTGAAGGTATTTGGGCAAATAGTACATATCCTGTAGCTATTCTTAAACTGCCTACGCAATCCACATCCGAAATTATGTCTTGCATTCAGTTATGTGAACTGAAAATGCGTACTATTGAATTACCTGCTTTGCGTACAGACCCTTATGGTGGTACGCCAACTATTTTGTTGACTGATGCTCAAGGTATGGCAGATATTCCTGCCGACATGAACAAACCTATTTTGTTTTTCCAAGAAACACCTAATAGCCAAGTCCAACCTGGCACTCCTGCTGCCTCTATGGGTCCTTGGATTATTTATGACCGAGTTGGTGACCGAGAAATCATTCGCAGACGCATGATTGACCAACTCTATGTACGCCCATTTGGTGTGCCACGGGTTATTCGAGCTTCATTTTCTGAAGTTGGTCAGCGTTATGTGTTTACGCCAAATCCTGGTGAAAATGTCTCAATCAAAGCATATTACCAACGCACATTTCCATTTTTGTTTGGACCTACAGGTGATGATTTAGAACCTATTGTTCAGAACAATGCAACTCTTGCCTCATTCCCTGAAGGCTATATGTATGGCACATTGTGGGCTTATTACGATAAGAACAAAAACAATGAAGAAGCTCAAAAATGGAACGCAAGATTTGAAGATGCTTATGGTTTAATTCAAGATCAGAACTTTAAGGGTAAATGGCTTGGTGGTGATCAACATTTGACATCTGAATTTCAGCCTCGCAATTACCGCTATTCGTTCAAGTAAGGAAAAATTATGGCTACAAGCATTTATGGAACTTCCGAATCAGTTGGTTTGTATGGCAACGCTGTTAATTTTGGTGGAACCTATTTTGAATGGTTTATTTTTAAAGATTCAGCAACACAACCTGCAACTCCAACTGGCGGTTCTTGGAATTTTGCTACTAATGTAGGTGTTCCTCCTACAGGATGGACAACTGCTCCTCCTTCTAGTCCTACAAATACTATTTGGTTTTCTATTTCTCTTGTCAATTCTCGCAGTACTGCCGCTTTAGTTTGGACAGTTCCTGCCCCATTTGCAGGTACTATTGGACCCACAGGCCCCACAGGTAGCGCAGGACCTACAGGCCCTACGGGAGCTGCATCTACAGTTGCAGGACCTACGGGATCAGTAGGAGCAACAGGCCCAACAGGTCCCACAGGCGCAGCTAGTACGGCAGTAGGTCCAACAGGCGCAACAGGACCTACAGGAATAGGATCTACTGGTCCAACAGGCCCAACAGGTGCTGCTTCAAGTGTTGCTGGACCTACGGGCGCAACAGGACCTACTGGATCTACAGGAGCCGCCTCAACAGTTGCAGGACCCACAGGTCCTACGGGAAATACAGGAAATGTTGGACCTACAGGCAGTACAGGAATTGCAGGACCCACGGGACCCACAGGCGCACTTGGACCTACAGGGCCAGGTGGTGCATTGGCTTATTGGGGTTCTTTTTGGGACACAACAACTCAAACTGCTGCTGCAGTAAATACTCCGCAAGCAATCACAATAAATAGTGCTGATACGGCAAACAATGGTGTTTCTATTGGATTAACTAGTCGTGTAACTTTTGCAAATGCGGGTGTTTATAGCATCACTTTTTCAATTCAGTTTACTAATACAAGTACATCAAATGGTTCAACTCAAATTTGGTTGCGTAAAAATGGTACAGATATAGCAGATACAAATTCTCATTATGATGTTCCTGATAAACAAGGAAGTTCATTTTCATCTGAGATTTTGACAGTTAATTATGTTTTAAATCTTGCGGCATCTGATTACATTCAAGTTTATTGGCAAACAGCAACTACAAGTGTTCAATTAGAAACATTAGCGGCAAGTGGAACTTATCCTAGAACGCCATCAATAATTCTTACTGCTACTCAGGTGATGTACACCAACCTTGGTCCTACAGGATCTGTTGGTCCTACAGGTCCTACAGGTAGCACAGGAACATCTATTACAGGCCCAACAGGTCCAACAGGTCCAACTGGTGCGGCATCTACTGTTGCAGGTCCCACTGGACCCACGGGTGCGGCAGGAACTAACGGGGCAGTTGGACCTACAGGACCCACGGGCGATCTTGGCCCCACAGGACCTACAGGCGCAGCTTCTTCTGTAGCGGGACCCACGGGACCCACAGGATCTCTTGGTCCTACGGGACCCACGGGACCTGGCGTTACAACTGGTAAATCCATTGCGTTGGCAATGATCTTTGGTTTCTAAGGAAATATTATGGCAAATCCTAATATCGTAAACGTCACAAGTATTGTTGGCAACTCGTTGTCGGTTGCTGTTGGTACAAGTGCAACTCAACTGGCCTCAAATGCTGCATCAAGCAATAAAGTTTTTAAAATTAATTCAATCTTAATTGCAAACATTGATGGCACGGCAGCGGCTGATATTACAGTCAATATTTATTCTGCGGCATCTTTGGGTGGAACGGCAACAGCAATTGCCTCAACTATCTCTGTTCCTGCGGATGCATCTTTGATTGTGACTGATAAAACTACAATGTTTTACCTATTAGAAAACCAATCAATTGGTGCAATTGCTGGCACGGCTGGTGACTTGGTTGCTACAATTAGTTTTGAAGAAATAACATAAGGACTCACAATGTCCATGCGTTACGCTGCTGGGTTTATCTCCGCATTTT